CACTCACCTCTGCATTTCCAGAATTTATAGTAATTACTATTGACCCAGCATCATCTTGAATAACCGCACCATTTGGAGCAGAAATAACATAAGCGTTTGGATCAACTTCTGCCCAATCTTCCTGACCGATAGGAACAAATACCAAAGCACCTAAATTGCTTGGGTTGACCAGTTGCGAATTTCCAGAGCCTAGGCCGCTGATGCCGCCAAGCCTTGCACTGGCCGGAATGCAAAAACCTTCATCCCCAACCTGTATTGGCGCTCTGGCGTATTGACTACCGATAACCGGACATGTAACAGGTGGAAGCGTAGCAATATCGGTTTCAACATCAAAATTGACAGTAACAATTGCACCATTCACCGAAACAACATGGCAAGGCAGTGATTGGCCTAAAGCCTGTTGCTTATCCTCAATACTTTTCTTGGTAAATTTTTGTATTGAAAGTGAAAAAGGCGTTTTTTGGCTATTATTTCCCATTATTCTAAAACTCCAGGTATCACACAATCAACGATTGTCACCCATGCGTTTGCATCAGGTTGCCGACTGCTTCCGACATGCCGGATTTTGTTTATCTGAAATACACCATCAAACGAAATCAGGTTGCGTGATTGACTAAAATTTGTTGCTGTGTTTGTCGTTGGCGATCCTTTTGGAAAAACAATATTATCGCCAATATTGCAATCAGCTCTCATGACCAGTTTTGCCTGAATAGTAGCAACGTCAAGCCATGTTAGATTCCCGATTATATCAACGAAGTCAACATTGATTGTTTTTATTGATGGAACGGTTCCATCAAAAATGTAGAAGCCGCCTGGCTGAAACGATAGGCAAGCGCCAAGGTAATCAGACTGATTAATAATCTGCTTGCTTACATCGTTGATGTACTGGCAGAACGTTTTTAAATTAAAATATTGTGCTGGCTGAGTTTCAGTAAAAACCAAGTTTGGGCTAATTGTTCCGAACAGTTTTAATGTCGGATAGGCAATCGATAATGTTGTCTGGATAGCCTGTTGTAATGGTGTTCCTTTGATCCAGTTGAAACTCAAATTTGCGTCTTCATCAGGGTTGATTGTTGATGGTAAAACCAGCAGGTTCAATGCAACCTGAGTTCCTTGCCAGTTTCCGAACGCCTGTAAAATAGTTCCGTTGATTATTTCACCGCGTTGGAATGGATTGGCAAAAGGAAGTCCAGCACTCATGCCAACCGATATTCTAATGCTTGCCCCATTCAAATTACTTTGCTGACCGATATTTGAAAAATCAACACCATGCACAACTACAGATCCAACCTGTGCCGGTTGATGAAATAGCGTTTGAAAAATATCGATATCGACCTGTAACGCTGATCCATTTGTTGCCCCATTTGAAGCTAGTGTTGAAAATTCGATTGGCGCAAATGATTTTGATGTGGCATTTGGTGTTATCTGAATTTGGTAGTATCTAATTTTAGGCTCCCCTGAAAAATGAATATGTTTCTTCATTAAAGAAAAATAATTCATGCAACCTTTCCTTTGAAATACTCATGGCGACACCTCAAAATTACCAGTGCTTTCCCGGTAAATCAATGTCGATGTGATGAAGTACCCAAAGATCAAATTAATATCGGCTTCATCAGGCGATCCAACAATTGGGAAGTAGGTAATCAACGTTCTTGAACTGTCATAAATTGAAATGTAATAACGCTGTGAATAAATATTGAATGTACAAATAGCAATATAAGTAACGCCATCCAATGTTGGATTGAATTGAAAATTTTGATTATTCTGTGGCGCAAATAATGTTAGCGTTGTCATTGAGTATTCCACGTTGGCAGAGTTGGAAGGCCATTAGCTGCCTTTGTCATGAAATTTCCCAATGCTTGTTGCTCGCCGGCTGTTGTGATCAATGGTTGAACGAAATCCAACTGCCATATCAATTGAACCTGCTTATCGCTTGGTGGACTTGTATCACGGATATTGACCAGCAAAACATCTGAATAGGTATAAGCTGGAGTGACAACTGTGAATGTGCCGCCCAATGAAACATGTGTTTGAATTTGGTTTTGCAGGTTGGTTAATACAGATTGCTTTGCAAGGTAATCGCGGTTCGGATCATTCTGAACTGGACAGAGCATTTGCATTGAAATTTTCAATGGCATCTGAATCATTGCGTTCGCCGCCATTACCAGACTAGCAAAAGGATATTCAGCTATTTGCCAATCTGCAAGAGTGCCATTCGGTAAATTTTTGAAGTGGGCAAAATAATCATTGTATTCAAAACCGTTTGTCCCGCCCGGATCTGTCAGGTCGGTAATCATCATCGCCTGATTCGGCAAACCGTTGGCGATCCCACCAGTCAAAATAATTGGCGAAATTTCATTCGATAACTGAAATTGCGATAACCCTGGAAAGCTCATAATCTATTTTCATTTCATTGAGTTTGCCGAAACAACCAAATCAGATCCTGCTGCATTGGTAACTGTAATGTTGAATTTACCTAAATAGCCAACTGTTTCTGCTGGTAATTTTTCATATCCTTTTTTACCAGATATGAAGTTATTTAAATTCCCCTCACCCCAATTATATGCCGCCAAAGCATCTGCTTTGTTGCCATGATAATAATCTAGTAAATGCTTTATTTTTCTTGCTGCCGCATCTGCTGCTGCATTAACATCGAATGGATTATTTAGGCCATATTCTTTTGCGGTATCATCTGTAAATTGAAAAGCGCCTTTTGCACCCTTTGGTGATATAGCATTATCATTTCCGCTGGATTCAGCAGCTCTTATTTGAGAAAGCAATCCAGCAGGAAGACCATTATTTTTTTCCAAAGAAGAAAAAAAATCTTTTGTATTTGTCGCTATTTTACCAGTTGCCGATTCATGCATTGAATACTGTCTGGCGAATTCAGCATTTTTTGCAGCGATATCTGGTCGCTTTCCATAATCCTTTATGAATGGCAAACTCCGGGCATTTTCATAAACCTGAACTTCAGCAGCCGCTTCTGTTTTTGGTGTTGAGTCATTGCCACCACCAAACCACCGTACAAATTTAACCATGACTTTTGCAAGCCCGGCCAACCCTTCAAAAAATGACTTCATGTTGGTTTTGAAATCATCTGAACCTAGATAATCTGAAAATTCTTTCAACGCCTTTTTCACATCATCGCTTCCAACAAAATCATTAATGGCTTTCGACACCGCCGCAGATAGCGCTGTGAGCTGTGGAGCCAATGGCGCAAGAGCCTGAATAAACCCGGTTTCTAATTGATCGCCAGCCCGTTTCAATTGAATCCAAAAATCCTGCATGGCTTTTGAGTCTGCATCAGAAACAGCCAATGCTTTCCGGTCATTCTGGAATGCTTGGATAGTTTCGTTCAATTCTTTTTCAGTGAGCGATGATAACCGACGCAAGTCTTCCATTCCGAAAACTTGAGTTAATCCCATTGCTTCAGCATATTGCGAAGTTTTACCACCAGCATTGAATTGTTTGATGGCATTTTTTATTAACTCTGGCAGCATTTCAGCAGCATTTTGACCATTCTTACCACCAAGTCTAGTAAGTATCTGTCTGCGAGACAAATCATTTTGCATGTCTGCAATCTTGGCAAGGGTTGATTCTGGATCGATGTACTTGCCGAAATTAACGCTGGTTGATCTTAAATCACCAGTGCTGACTCCAATCCCTTGCGCTTGTCGTCGCACATTGCTGGCGCTGGCAGCTAATGCTCCAAGTCCGAACCCTGAGCCGATAGCGCCCAAAGTCAACCACTTGGCAATGGAAACCGCAGTTGATGCGAAGTTGGCAGCAATTTCACCGCTGATCTTGGCCGTGTTTTTTAATTTTTGATTGCCATCGTCAACAGATTTATCCAAGTTCTTTTTATGCTTTTCGATTTCCTTGTTATGGGCATCGAGTTTTGAATACAGCATTTCAACGTTTTTGGCGTGTTTGAGCGCTGCTTGGTCGGCAGCGTTCCATTCTTGCGGTTGTTTTTTTAAGAGTGATTGATACAGTTCAAAATTCTTTTGGAATGCTTTGAATTTTTCATCCTGCACATCAATTTGAATAATGCTGGTTGTTGACATGATCGCCTATCGAAGATTGGATTTGTATTGCAGGGCTTTTAATAAATGCCGTTGGCGATATTCCTGCACATCAATTGATTTTTGTCCAATGGCTTCAAGTAATTCAGGAAAAGCATAACTGCTGAATCCGTCTAACAAATAACCGATGACCCCACTGCCTTCAATCCAGTATTTTCTGTTTGCGTCAATGTCGGCAAAGAATTCCTGAACACCGAACAATCCGATGACGTAAGTTCCCATTTTCTTATTGAACCAGCCATTTCCAGAAATGACGCCTTCAATTCTTTCGGTGCGACTCTGGAGATTACTGTAAAAAAAACGATTGCACTTAACACCTCTGCTTCTTCATCTTCATTGAGCATTTTGCGACTAACAGCCGATGATAAAGGCATTGTTTCCCAACCGGAAGGAGTGCTTAAAACAATGTTGGTCAAGCGGATAATTTCATTCACCAGACCGAGCTTAACGCCGCCATTTTCATCCCATGTTCCAAGTTTGGTGGAAATGGATTTCAATGCAGGATAGGCCAGTTGTGGTGCCGATGTGATCATGTAAGATGCATCGCCAGCGCCAAGACATTCGCTGTACACCTTACCCAATTCCAGATAGAACTGTTCAAATATTTCACGGCCAATTGAAACTGAATGAACATAGGCTAAGCCATGCTTTTCAGTTTCAACCGGCATCACGATATTTAATTTACGGTCGATTTTCATGATTAAGAACCAAAGAATGCAGTGCTGTTGATTCGGTAGATTCCGCGCAACTTGATAACCATGCCTGGATTGTTACCGGACAAATCCAGATCCTGCACACCAGATAAAACGCAATCTTCCAACTGATATGGTGGCAATGTTACGGTATCAGGAATAACCGTTACAGATCCCATAGTTGTATTGCTTTCATACTGAGCTTTGAATACTGCACCAAGAATCTGCGTTTTCAAAATGTGTATTGTCACATTAGCGAAAACGTATGGCTCTGGACTTGGTACAGCTCCGGTTAGCGTCGGATGCAATCCTGATGTTTCACCATCGAATGCAAGGCTGACAGCTTCTTTGCCCATGAATGGCGATGTAACATTTAATTGCTGGAAGCTGGCAAATACAACCGAAGCTAATAGCCGGTTTAACGTGCCTTGATTAATTTGTGGATTACTCATTTTTCACCACCTTATACTGGAATGTTTGAAGCATTCAGATTGATTGTAATCGACGTAAAGCCGCGTGTTGGAACAATCGTTGCGCTTAACCCGCCATATGTTCCGGCAGCGTATGCCGATGGATTCTGAGCAATATATGTTGAGAATCCAACCGCATTGGCCGTTGCGGGAGCCAGAATTAAACCAAACGCAATCGCAGTGTTCAGCGTACTCTGAGCGACTTTTTGCAATGTATTGATACCAGCCTGATTGTAATAAAGCGGATTCGATGGCGTGTTGCTCCCATTGATCACGGCAGCAGCAAGCGCAATGGTAATGTTGATATTTACCCAATCCACACCGTACCAATAAGAGAACGGATGCAAATCCATGTACAGGCCATTTTGAATCAATGTCAAACTGATCTGACCCTGAGCGCCGGTTGCAATCCAATTCACACCTGCCGTTGTCAATGTCACTTGCTGCGCATTGGTCAACGAAAGGTTTGGTGTGACACCGTACACAAAACTATATGACATTGGAGTCATCAGATTTGAGCTGCTTGGATTCTCATTACAGGCCGACCACATAACCGAAGCCATGCTGAATTCAGTAATAGGCGCATTTGGAGCCTGAACCAAAGTAAGTACAGATTTAATGGCAAGCCAATTGCTATAGGTCGCCATTGTGGTTGTAACGTAGAAATAAACCTTGGATGTTGGGCTTGCGAAGTTTTTAAACATCGTTGGAGCAGTTGCTTCAACATCCCACTGTACAGGTATCAAATACGCATAAAACGGCACTGTTGGCGCATTCAGATAGGCTTGCAATGCTGTTACGCCAGCCGCCGTGGTTCCTACGCCAAGCTCCAGAACATACACACCAAGTCCAGAACCTTGCGCGAACCAGGTTTGAACCTGAGCAAATAATTCTGATACATCGGCAAGAGTGAAAGAACCGGCAACAGTCATGGAGCCAGGATTCAATACAAGCGGATAAGTGAATGTTGAAGCGCCAGTTGAAGTAATGGCAAATGTCCCGTTGTAACCGGCTGGAGTCACGCCAGAAACTATACCCTGAACAACTGTTCCGTTTGGAATGCCATGTGGTGTTGTCGTTGTAACCGTTACAACGCTGCTTGCCCATGTCGCCGTGGTGATTGCTTCAGCACCAGCAAGAATTGCCGTTAAATCGGTGGCCTGAGTTAAAAATGAAGATGCGTTTGCTGCTAAGGTTGTTCCACCTTGCGAAACAATAGCACCAGTCTTTTGCAGCGTTGATGGAGCGCTGGCAACCTGCTGTGTAATGGTTACATTGACAATATTCATTGCTTGCTCCAGTTATTAGGTATAGCTTACGGCCAGAACTTGCGCTGTTCCCGGTGTGACCTGAATACCATTGACGCATGGCCATAACAATTGATATGTTCCAACAATGTTTGGAACTGAAAATATTTCATTTGCAGCCGACGCTGCGCCGGTTGTATCGTTAATCGTTCCGGCTGTCGATCCTGCTGTAATAACATTTACGCGAACCATTCGACCAGCAGTGGCTTTCACTTGAGTCAGTGCAATAATATTAAGCGCCGAAGAAATTCCTTCGCCAATAAGTAAATTACCGCCCAATGCATCAACTTGCAAAGGCTGATTTTTTTTCGACGGATT